GTCAGGGATTTTCGTTTGCCGGAGGCCAATTGGCGTTTGATGACCCGCGCAGCAAATTATTCTTTGAATTTGTTCGTGTTCTGAAAGAATGCAAACCGAAGTATTTCCTGCTGGAAAACGTCAATATGAAGCAGGAGTTCCAAGATGTCATAAGCGAACAATTAGGGTGCAAACCCGTGGATATTAATTCCAATCTTGTCAGCGCACAAAATAGGCGAAGACTGTACTGGACAAATATTCCCGTCAGGTCGTTGCCGGAAAACAAACGCATATACCTAAAGGACATATTGGAAGATGGCTTTACAGACCGCGATAAAGCGCATTGCGTTGATGCTAATTACTTTAAAGGCGGCAATCTAAAGTCATACTTTGAAAAGCATAGGCGGCAGTTGGTGTTTGATTTCGCTGATGAAGCGGACGCAGAAGGTACAGTTCTGGCTGGAGAAGCTGATCTGAAGGGGCATGATTACAATAGGCGTGTGTATCACCCAGATGGCAAGGCACCAACGCTTGCAGCGGCTAGTGGTGGCAATCTGGAGCCGAAGGTTCTTTACCCTGCGTCTATCGTGGGTCGTAGGCTAAATAATGGTGTGCGCGATGATTACAACAAAAATGTTCCTGTTAGCCAGTGCCTAGAGGTGCATGACACCAAGGGAAAGGCTAGATGTCTGTCTACAGTGGAAAAGGATACTTTGCTATCCCCACTACCAACAGGTCGCTATCCAGATGCGTACAGCGATGATATGCGGCTTATGTGGCGTAAACTAACGCCAATCGAGTGTGAGCGGTTGCAAACCGTTCCAGATAACTACACCAACCATGTATCGAATACACAGCGTTACAGGATGTTGGGCAACGGCTTTACAGTTGATGTAATAGCTTTTTTACTGAGGGGCATGAAATGACTAATTATGAAAGACATGGAAGTGATGATTACTGGCAAAAATATTATGGTCGGTTGGAAGGGGCTAAGATTACCAAGTTCTGGATGAGCGATGATGGATACCCTACATTCGGGTTAGTGCATCCCAAGTTGGGGGCTTTTGTTATTGAAGTTAGCCGTGACCCAGAAGGCAATGATCCTGGATTTTTATTTATTAGCGATGGAAAGGAAGGCGAGTGATGGGATTTAAAACAGGAAATTATGTTACTGGCGCAGGGTTCTTACTTGTGCTGCTGATGTCAGCAGTCGAGCCTATGCCACATAGCTTTGAATTGTTCTGGTTACATATCGGGACTCTGATGATCGGGACAGTGCTGATGGGGTCGGGAGTGTATCTTACATGGAAGGGAAAATAGGCGTGTTCTTGATACGTTCTGGTTTAGGTTTAGAAGTTTATAAACCCAAAGTTGGTACCCCAAAGTTCATAAAGTTGTTATGTATCAATGGGTTAAGAGGTTTTGGTTTGGGTTTGCAATGATAGCACAAACAAAGTAAAATAGGGGTGTTAAGTCATTGAAAAGGCTCAAGGTTTAATGTTTGGGTTTTTCTCCCTATTACATAGGGGTATAGGTATAAACAAACCTATACCCTGTAACGTGTGGTTGCTGCCAAATGCAACCCGAAGAATTGTTCTACTTAGGAGGGCGTAATGCCGAATGTCGGAGAAGATCTACCAAAGGAACAGCGGCTTGCTGGACACAAAAGATTAACACCCCAGCAGCAACAGTTTCTGGATATGTATCTGCACAAGGATATGACACAGACTGAAGCGGCTAGGCAAGCAGGGTACAAAAACCCCACAGTGCAAGCTGTACGGCTGTTGCGTAACCCAGTCGTAGCAGAACGCCTACAGGAGATGAGACTGGAGACACAGGCTCGTTTCGGGGTGACAATCGATAAGTCTATTCGGGATCTAAAGAAGATCAGGGATCAGGCGTGGGAAATGGGTAAGTTTAGCGATGCGTTGAGAGCAGAGGAACTGCGTTTGAAGGCAGCGGGACTACTTATCAACAAACAACACGTTGTAAAAGAGGAGATCACAGCCAACACAAAGCAGGATATTGCGAACAAATTGGCAGATTTTAAGCGTTTGGCTGAGTCTCGTATGGTAAATGTAACACCAGATGTAGGAATTATTGAGCATGACCCACAAGATATAGCGGAAGATAGCGAATAACCCAGATATTCCCATGAAACACCCCGCGCGGGGGGAGGGGGCGGCGACCATCGGGCTTTTCGGGCCTATACCAGTAGAATTGTTCGGGTTCGGGGTCACTGGGCTGCTGATCGGGGCATCGGGATCGGGGTTTGATCGGGGTCGGGCTTGACATCGGGGCTGAATCGGGGTCATCCTGTCCCCTCCTCCCTTGGAAAACTACCCCCGGTGGCCTCGTGCTGCCGGGGCTTTTTGTTCGGTAATAGTACAATTGTTCGGGATCGGGCTACTGGCCCCCGGCAGGAACTCCTTTCAGTCCCCGGCACCCAGTTGCTGCTGCCCCTGGCAGGTCCCCAGTAATCAGTACAATTGTTCGTGTTGTTTTTGCCGTCCCAGTTGTCAGCGGTTTTGTACCAAATGATACTTTTTTATTTTTTTGTGCTTTTTGTTGTTGACAGGTGTTGCAGTGATTGCTATATATAATAAGTAAGCCAAAAGTATAACGCCGTTAGGTTATTGTAATTGTGGCTAGGTCAGCGGATAAAGGGTTTATATGGATACGTCCATACCTCCGCTGGCTGCACTTAAACAGGAGGGCAAGATGACTGAACAAGAAGCAAAAATGTGGATTGAAGAAGTAACCGATGATTTTGTAGAAATCGGTTACACCATGAAAGAGGCCACTGCTCTTGCGTGGACAAAATTTTTGGAGATGATGTAGCCTCTAGGAGGCAACTCGTAAAATTTTCATTACCTGACCCGGCGAGAGCCGGGTATTTTTTTGTCCGTGCTGCGGCCCCCGGCGCTAACCAGTACAATTGTTCTGGTTGTTCGCTGCAGCCGCTGCGCTGCTGCGGCCCGGCACCTGCTGAAAAAAAATTCTTTTTTTCTTTCTTTTCCTGTTGACAGTGTGTGCAATGATTGCTATCTATATAAGTACAGAAGGAGGGCAAACGCCATGACTTACAAGTATGAAGAAATCAAAGAACACTTCGTTGACTGGATGAAAGATCAGGACGCTGAGTGGCTAAAAGACAACAAAGACGATTGGCACCACCACGCATTCAATATGGATTACTTCATTATTGGAACGCATAACGCGATTGAGTGGATGGGTGACCAAGTGTTTAAAATCATAGAAACCATCAAAGAATATGAAGAAGAAAACTTTGGTGAGGTAACAACTGACCTGTCCAGCCCTGAGAATCTGGTCAATATGTACGCATACATTGTAGGCGAACAGGTTGTTAATGAATGGAGGTAGACAAATGAGTAAACTATATTTCGCCTATGGCTCTAACTTGAACAAGAGCCAGATGGCACTTCGTAGCCCCACCGCGAAAGCGTTGGGGTCTGCGTACTTTCCGAATTGGAGGCTAGTCTTTCGGGGTGTAGCCGACATAGAACATGGGGACGAACAAGATCTTTTGCCCGTAGGCATCTGGCGCATTGAAGAAGCAGACGAGGCCGCACTTGATCGGTACGAGGGCGTGAGTTCTGGACTCTACCGCAAGGTAGAGATCAACGGGATGCTTACCTATCGGATGAACTCATCGGGTACATACAGCCCCAGCCGTCAATACTTCGATACCATTCTTGACGGCTATCGGGACTTCGCTTTGGATACTTCCGAGCTATTCAATGCACGGGACAACGCGGGATTCGAGGAGGATCAACGGATATGGATATAAATTGTTCGGGTTATACTGGGCTGCAGCCAGGTGCTGCGGCCCATTTTTTTTGCCCAGTCCCAGGCGGGGCCGGGGCATAACCAGAACAATTGTTCGGGTTTGACTGGGCCTGGCCGGGCAGCACTAGGTTGAATCGGATCGGGGATCGGGCTTCGGGCTTCGGGGTCGGGGTTAGCTGCTGCTGTCAGTTACTGGATCTCCTTTCTTTCACGCGCACACACCCGCCCTCCCGATCAATAATAAAAAAATGCGAACAATTGTTATTTTTGTGTTTACTTATGCAGTGATTGCGATTACTACTTAGGAAGTGGCGCAAACGTGCGTCCACAAAAACAGAAAAAAGGTAATGAAAACAATGGCTTACTTAACAAACACAAGCTTTTTGACTGCTGGCGTTGAATTAGAGTTTCACAATAAGCGTGGACAATACCGCTCAATTGATCAATGGCGTACGCTTTTGACAGATGCCGGTTTTGATTGGTTGCTGGTAAAATATGACGGTTCAGCAAATGTTGACGTTGAAATTGTCTTTCCGCCAATGCCAGCACATGGGGCTGGCGGTGCAATGGATGATATACGCGCCGTCATGCAATTTATTGAAACCAATGGCGGCAAGGTATCTAAAAAAGGTTGCGGTTTACATGTCCACATTGGCAACCGTGCGGTAAAAGATATATCACCGGCTTACTATTGGACGCATTCAAAAGGCACAATGGCATCAACCGGCGCATTTTTTATGCCGGTTGATAATCAATGCCATGATGTAATGCCAATGGCGTTAGTTAAGGATGTGATTATCAGATACGCCAATCAACAAAACGATGTTGATTTACTATTGCCACCATCAAGACGGGAAAATGGATGCCAAGCGCGTTTCTGCCATTCTATCCGCCGCATTGGTGACAATGGACGCAATCATGACGAGTTCAACAATGCGACAAGCGCGAATGAATTAAACCAAATTTTGGGGCGCAAATTTGCGGCAGTCTCTCTTGATACATGGGCGCGTGTTGGCACCATTGAATTTCGCCAACATCAAGCCACATTAGAAATTGCCAAGCTTGAAGCATGGTGCCTGCTCATTGATGCCATGTTTAGGCATAGTGATGCCAACCGTATTGACTATAGCGCGTCGCGTACCGTCCAAACGTCCACACCCGAGCAACCATATCGCAACGGCTCGCGCATTGGCATGATGTGGGAAACAATTCGGCGCGATGGTGGTTCAACCGTTGCCGATATATCAAGCGTTACAGGTTGGGATGCCGGAACCATTCGCGCTAGGGTATCTGAAATGCGCGCGGCACATGGTGATGACGCTATCATTTGCCACAATATGCAAGCCTATGGTCATTCATATGGCGACAGCCAAGGCAATCATGACCTTAATGGATATGAGGCAATCCAATCGGTAACGCGAACCATTGAAGGCGAAGCGGCATTGCTTCCCGAAAACAGGCTTGGCATTGCGTCAATCTTTGCAGGCTTGGATGATCAAACCTATGAATATCTCAATTCAAGACGTAATGCGCTAAACTAGCGCATTACACAAAACCGCGACTGGGGCGCTTTACAGCGCCCCTTTTTTTGTGCGGTAGGTTACCAGCAGCCGAACAATTGTACGCCATAGGCGCGGCGCTATGGGCTATTAACGCAATGTTTGCATCTAAGGTACCCTATGCCTTGGCAATATGTGACAAGATCGGGACGGGACGGGTATCGTCCCCCCCTTTTCTGTCAGCTTGACAGGCTGACACGTTGCGCCAAGTTCCCCGCAAACAACCACCAAAAAATTTTAAAAAAAAATTTTATATCATATTTCCCTTGATTGTTTGCAATCTTTGCACTAAGTTATATGAAACAACCAAAGGAGGGGTAAATGCCTAAGTTTTTATTAAAGATCAGCGAGGATCCTATTGAGTTTGAGGCTCCTAATGCTGAAGCGTTCCTGGAAGCATGGAAGGGTGTGTTTCCGTGGGAGTATGACAATGACAACACATTCATGCGTATGGCAGCAAGGTCTGCATGCGACTGGAGTGGCAAGTCTATCAGGTTTGATACTGTTGAGGCATTCGCTGCCGACATGATTGACGCTGGTATGCTTGAGGAGGTGGAAGATGTACAAGGCTAAAGACTCCTACAGTATGTGGGACAGCAAGACGTTGGTAAAAAAGCGTAAGGAGCTTAACGTAACGCAGATGCACATGGCCCGGTCTTTGGGCGTGAGTCATCGAATGTATTGTTACTACGAGAGTGGTGAGCAGGACATTCCGCGTTCTATAGAATTATCTGTGCGTTACATGGAGAACACGAAGGGCAGTGACGTTTTGATGCCGACAGGCACGTTAAGTAACTTTGACAAGGATCGTATAGAGCGTTTGTGTAGTGCGTTGAGCGGCGTGGAGGGTACAGACGCTCATATCGACAAGGTTTTGAGGCAATCAAAGACCGAGTTAGAGTATCTGTTGTCAAAGTTTGAATAATAAACTATCATTGGCCTCGTGTATTTTTCATAGAGGGTTAGAGCATGACAAGTTTCATGGGGCCAATGGCACCTCCACCGCCTGCACAGCCGCAGCCACAGGCTATGGATTTTCAGACAGATCCTAATAACAGGCAGCGTTTTCGTCAGTTTTTGAACAATCGCATGCAGCCTCCCATGATGCAGCAGCCGTCTATGATGCAGGCTCCTATGATGCAGCCTCCGGCGCACATGCCTCCCATATTACCTGAGATAGATATATTTGCGCCACAGGGTTATGCTGACGGCGGCATTGTTGGTTTTTCTAATGGTGGTAGTACACAGCCGATTGAGCAAAGGGTTATGAAGAATGGTCAGATAGGTCTTTTCAGGGGCCAGACTTTTCTTGGTTTTAAGCAGGAGCCTGAGAAAGAGAAAGAGTCTCCTCTGTTAAGTCTTGCTAAGTTCAAGGAAGTTCTTGGTCTTGAGGATGGTGGTTCTGTGCCACCGCGCCGTACAGACATTCGTGGTCAGGATCACATGTTGTCGTATATCACGCCTGATGAGGCTGATATTCTTATGGCCTTGGGTGGATCTGGCGAAGCTGGTCCTATGGGTATACCAGCTTACATTCCAGATGATGGAAATCGTGGAAGTGGCAATGACACATCTAACGCTCCAAGCGGCCCTTCTGGTGGCCCTTCTGGCGGTGATTTTGGCGGCTCTGACGCTGATGAGGAAGGTGACGCATCACAGGTAGAAGACATGTTTGATAGTTATGATGACAGTGGCTCTGATGCCGATGAGCAGGGTGATGCCATAGCAGAGCAGGCTGTTATTGATCAGATTATTAGTGATAACGATAGCGGTGACGCGATCAATCAAGCGATACAGAACGCTATGTCTTCTGGCAGTGATAGAGTTGGTGCTGGTTTTGTGGATCCTGCTAACGTGGGTAACGTAGGCACAGGTCCGACTCCAGAGGTTAATTTAACTAGAGATACCCGCGATCCAGAATCATATGCTGTAGTTAATCCAACTGGCATTGCTGCTGTTGATAATCGCTCTACTAGGGGGCCTGATTCTGGCAGAGGGGTTGGGCTTCTTGGCTTAGATGATTTGTTAGCCGATCAGTTTACTGAGCGTGGTTTGGTCACGGATGCGGATCCAAGAAGCAATCAAGTAGTTCTTGGCGGCGGCACTGACAACATGAATCTTGTAAACACATCTCCCAATGATTTAGTAGACATAGGCGCTGCTGGGTTGGGTGTTAATCCTAATCCAAACATTCCAGACATGGCGACAGGAACGCCGGACCCTAACGTCAATATGTTGGATGATTCTGATGACACTACAGCGACTCCTGCACAAAATACTCTTGGCATGGAAGATGAGTATCTTGATGAGG